AGCAGTAGTTGTTGATTTAACCAAATCACGAACACTATAGTCAACCGTTGTTGTTGTGGCATCAGTGCCTTTATATACCCCGATCTCTTGAGTAATATCCAGATCACCTGCTGAGTCAAAAGAGAGAAGTTTATTCGCTCTGGCGGAGGCTAACTCATCAAAAGTCAAGGAGGGATTATCTGTTACTACGAGGCTCGGTCTCACCCCACCCAACTGATTTGCGTTTTGTTGAGCAAGCATAGTTGTGCGGTCAAGGGCTTCTTCATGGCTTTCTGCAGGGAAGGCATCGTTCTCTACATAATCCGTTCCTTGTGTTAGAGCCATAACCCTGTTAAGGACTAATGACTCCCCTGAAGCTGGAGCAGTGGTTGCTGTGAGAGTTCCTGAATCCCCAGGAGCAGTAAGAGTGTAGTCTGTGTCTAAAACCCAATCAGATTTTGACCCCGTAGTGATGTCCACTACTGTCACAGAAATATCTGCTTTTGCAAGATATTTAAAAGTGACAGCGAAAGCAGTGGTGCTCCCATTACCAGAGTAACTGTCTTGAGTATTGGTACTAGATATTGTCATTAGTTCAATCCTTCAAATAAGTTCGTACCACCGCCATAAGGGATATTAGAACTCGGTGGTACAAAGTGTTCTTGCCCTGTTCTGTCTTTTAAAGAAGCTTCAGATCTCATCAGATATCCTGGATTTAACATCTCTTGTATCTGGTGGAAAAACATATAGTCCATAGCGGCTTCAGTGTAAAATAAATTCTGGTAAGGGATGAACCCTTGAACGGTTTGCCATGCTTTAAAAGCGGTCTTCTCATCCCCGTTCTTCAAGGCTGTCCATAACTCAAAGACCCCATCCACCTCCCCAAATATCGGACCAGCCATAGAGCCTAAGGCGGAGTTACCATACCGACTGTATTGCCCCAGCATATAGTCTCCGAAGAGGCTAGAAGCTCCTCCTTGGATAAACGCTCGTTTCCAAGTATCAGGTCTTTCAGGATCGGGCGGCTCTTTTCCGCTAGCTAAATCTTTTGCTGCGATAGCAACGTACCCAAACATGGTGGTCATTGCTGCTACTTCAAATAACCCTCTTACAGAACCTGAACCGTGCTTAAGCCCATCTGCTAAGCCCCGCATACCGTATTGGTCTGTAGCCACATCCATCCGACCCATAGTCTCTCTACTCCAAATTTTGTTCATAAAGCTTACAGAGAAAGATTTGAACTGCATCAAAGAACGCATAACCTCTCCAGGGAGAGTACCTGCTTGTGTGCCTGAGAGCATTTGGTATCTCTCTGCTGCCCCAGGGGTTAAGTGAGCATGATCTGTACGAGAGACATACATCACCCCAACTCTTTGCTCTAAATCGTTTCTTGCTTTTGAGATTTGGTTTTTAGTTGCCGACCCACCAAGATAAGCTTTAATCTTTGCATCTGGTATATCAAGGATTGACTCACTAGCAAACACTTTTACCCCATTGAGGTCTTCCCCTAAACCAGCAAAAAGAGATATCTCTTTCTCTCCCAGATTATGTAAAGTAAAAATTCTTTTCATCTCTGAAGGCATCTTGTCCCATCCTATTTGGATGTTATCAAACACATCTGCTCCAAAAGCCAAAGCGAACCCTGTACGGTGGGCATCTGTCCACCAGTTGTTTAAACTATATTTAAAGAAAGTTTTAATAGAGTTTGAGAAGAACCCAGGGATTCCATCTTGTATAAAGTGTCTGTTATACAATTGTCCAAGCATCCCTTCTGAGTATACCTGAAGCATCCGAGCAGCTTTTCTTTGTTCAGCATTCCCTCTCCCCCTAAACAAGTTAAGAATAGGGGAAGAGTAAGCTTTCAAGAACCCCACACCTCTGTATCTTGCTTCCGAGCCGTTAAGACCCATATCAGAGACAGAGGACAAAACCATCTTACCCAGCAGAGCCATAGTCCGTAAATCACGCATACCCCGTAAAGCCGTAGATAATATATTATTTGTCTCAGGAGCATCAATTGCACCCGAAACAGTAGAGAGCATCTTGTCTAATTTGGTACTGGCGACGAACTCTATATCTTTTTCAATTCTATGTCTCTGTTTCGGGGTCACTCCCACTGCGTCTCTCGATGCTCTTAGTTTCTTTAAAACATTCTCTTTCAACCTAAACAAAGCGATAGAGGGAGAACTACCTAAAGAGTCCATAAGAACTGTGTTGTCACTCAGAGACTTGAACCCCCTAACTACTACGGAATTAAAGTCTTCTGCCCCAAACTTCTGCATATAGTCGTACCACGAGTCTGCATCTTTAAAATGCAGCACACGATCTTTTGACATAGACTTTGCTATATTGTCTCCTGTTTTTAAAGAAGCCCTCTTCGAATGGTTAAAATGTAACCCTGTTTGTAGTGCGTCATAGATGTTTTTCAAAAAATCTTTTTTGTTATGTATGCCTTTAAAGGTCTCTTTACCCAATTTAGGCTCAATATAAGCTTTCCAATCTTCAAAAGAGACTTTCTTAAGTTTAGAGGGATCATGGGTTTGGTTAGCCACATAGTCTAGCCTATCTTCAATCCAAGCCCCTGCGTGGTTAGCCCTGTCCGTTAGGTACCTGCGAGCACTAAAGAGGACTTCTGCTATCTTCTCTGCATTCCTGTTGCCACTAGGGTTCTTTGGAGCATTCTCTGCCCCCATATGCCAAAGCTCTTTTGACACCTCACGGCTCAAGGTTCTAGAGTTAAACAATTGTAAGAGGTCTAACTCTTCTAGTTGTTGGGTAATAGAGTTCATCACTTTAATAAATTGAAACTTTTGCTTAGCATCTACAGAGTTCATTGACCCTTTCTGGACTGTTGAGTGCCCTGTCAGTAAAGAGATTAACCCTTGAATAGGGTTCTTGAACCCCCGTATCTTTGCTATATTCTCTTGCTCTCTAATTAGATCTTTAGCTTTTACTCTTAGGAGCATCTTCTTTTCAAAAGCTCTCTTCTTAGCAATCGTTGCTATGGCTTCGGCTTTGTCTTGCATAGTGCTGCCAAAACCGATGGTGTCGTCCACCTCCAAAAGCATATCTTCAATTAGCTCAATTTTTATATCCGTACCTGCAAGCTTTTGAAGCTTGAGAGCACACTCAGTATAATCACCCACAATGCACCCCCATATTTGCTAAAGTTTCAAACGCCTCAATCTCAGCACTGCTCTCTTTAACCATTACGTCCCACTCCGCTTTTGCTCCAGGGTCTTTGATCCCTTCAGCCAGAGCCTGTATCTCTTTTTCAGACTGTTGTATTCCTTGTCTCGCCTCTTTCTTGCTGGAGTTCTTTAAATGCAAAGTAGTCCTAGCAACCTCTTTTTCTACCAACCCTTGTACTTCTTGTTTAGGAGCTTCTTTGCCTAAAACCCTAGCTTTAATATGCCATTTCTTGCCTCCCTCGGTTATAGGAGACACCTCCAATACTTCAAGTTTTGTATGTCTGGGGAGAAGAATCTCTGCCTCTCTAGGAGTTAACCCTTTAACAGTCGCCCCATTCGTCCCTTTTGGAACAACAATTTCCATAAGAACATCCCCTGCCCAATCTTCAGCAACCTTTGGTTTTACCGAAGTTGACTGAAAAGCTTTGTCACTCAGAACTAGCCCTATCGACTCTTCAGGGTTAATCTTTTCCCCTGCAGGGTTTTTAAATGCCAGGTCTGCATGTACAGAACGATAAAGGGTTAAGTCTTTTTGCAATCTGGTTTTCTCAAGCAGAGTGTCCAACTCCCGTATCACTACTGCATCTTCCCCAGTTAAAGCAGAATCCGTCCTTAGTTTTTCATTTAATACTCTAGAGTATTGTTGGGAATACCGAACCAGAGCTTTTAATTGGTCGGGGGTAGCGACCTTCTCTAGCTCAACCATATGAAGGGATATAATGCTTTTAATCTCTTTAGAGGATATTTCTTTTACCCCTACCTCTTTTGTAACCTGAGTCTCCCCTGTTCTGCGTGCTCTGACAGGGTTTACCATCTTATCCTCTAAGATTTGGTTCAATGCCTCTACCAAGTCGTCTATGTGAGCTCTCTCCCCAGGATAAGCTTTTTGGTATATGTCTTTGATCTTACCGCCGCCAGCAGAGATACCTGCACCCAGTAGTGGTCCAGCCACTGCGACATTTAATAAAGAGTCAGCCATAGTGTAATCATGCTGCTCTAAGTTTTCTGCAGCATAAGCTAAGGGTTCAGTAACTGCTGAGCCAATAAACCCTGCGGCTCCTCCTTGAGCGAGTCTACGTTTTAAAGCACTCAGCCCTTGTGCCCAGACCCTAAACTGTCTGCTACCAGACAAAACAGGAACCATACTCATTGCCCAATTGGTAGGACTTACAAATTGAGGAAGCAATTGCCCTGCAAAAATTCCTACTTGTCCAGCAACAGAGTCTACAGATTGAAAAACTAAATCTCTATTGAGCCGTTCCATCTTTGCCGTAGCGATGTATTTTGCTTCCTCAACAGTCATCCCATTATGCCATTCCGCCCCAGACAAACCATAAGATTGATCAAACTCCTCTTCCTCAATCAAGTCTTCTGACTCTTTAGCTGATAAGGCAGAGTACACTCTGTGTGCTTGAGCTTCAGGCATCTGTTCTACGCCAGAAGACCAAATCTCCCCCACCAAAGTAGAGGTACCAAAATCTAAATTGTTCTCTAAATTTAGATGTTGTGCTGTATCCTTACTTAGCTCAGGGAAGGAGGGGACAGAAGGGGAAAGGGTTATCATTCGAAAAATTCTTCCCAAAAGGTAGGCTTCTCTCTTCCCTCTACTTCCCCTAAGATATGTCTTATTCCTAGAGGTTTATTAAGAGGTAAGATGTTTTCTAAAGGCAAAACAAACTTCTTTCCACCCTCTTCATATATGTAAGTGGTTAAACCATTTGCATCTTTAAAAGCATAGTTGAACCCTTTATTGTCTGGTGAGTTTTCCCAAAACCCTTTACTTACTTGGGACTCCCAGATAAATTGTTTACTACCTTCAGGTAAACTAGACCCCATAAAGGTTTGTTCGTAGCTCCCAGCGTACCCCCCTACTAACTCTCTTTTCATTAAAAAGAAAGCTCTTTCGTATTCCTCTACAGAGAGGTATTGAGGCTCCCCATTGTCCCAGAACACCCTTGGTTTTAAAGCTGTGTCTGAGCTTGATACAGGGTGCCAAGTTTTGCCTAAAGTACCATCAAAAGCTCGTTTAATTGCCCCCGTATAATCCCCATCCGTTGACATCTCTAAAGCCAAAGCGGTGTACCCTGTCTGCATGTCCTGAATCCTTGATATACTCTCGGGGTTCGTCTTGTAAAGTAGGGAGAAGTATGTGTTGAAGTCGCTCGTATTCACAGCTTGATTAAAACTTTTCTTTTCCATAGAACCCATTTTTGAGATACGGGCATTATAGTTCTTCACCCCCAACGCCATTGACCTAGCTAAAGGATTACCTGCCCCTCTTTCCCGCAAGACAACAGACATCCCCTTGGGGAGGTGTTCTGAAGCCACAGAATCTACTTCAGCAAGAATAGCGTGAGCGATTAAAGGGTCTTCCCCTTCATTGTATATAGATTGGAGATTATCCACTGCTAATAAGAACTGCTCAGGGTCATTGGAGTTCTCATCCAAGCTGTTAGCCAAAGAATCTCTTTGAGCATTGGTTAAGTATCTTAATTGGTTTTCTGGAACCCCTTTCAATCTTTGATGGGCTATTCCAAAACTTGCTTGTTGGAAGGGGGTAGTTAGGTTCTCAGGCATCTGGTTCTCTGTAAGAGAATATTGTTGAGGGTCTTCCAGATATCTTTTCTTATAGTCAGTGAAAGCCTTTACTGCTCTCTCATAAACAATTTGTTTTTCCTCAAAATCAGAAGTCAAAGACTCTGGGCGTATGCCACTTAGGGAATCCCCTCCTTCTGAAAAAGAGCTAAAGGTAAACTCCCCCACAACAGCCCCTAAAGATTTAGACGCTTTAAATTGCTCTTTCATCCCTTTTCTTTGTTCTTCTGGGATATTAGCAAGGATCCAATTTTCCTCCACGGAAGAACTCCTCCCCCCCGATTCAACAAACCGTATATATGATCTACTTTTGTCCTGTGCCTCAATAGTCTTTAACTTAATATTTTGTTTGATTTGACGAGAGGTTTTGTCTTGTAACAAGATAACTTGGTCTGCTGAAAGGTGTTCGTACAACATACCCCCTTCGGTGATCAAAGGCAGCAAACTCTCTGGGTCTCTGGAAAGCAAACCAAGAGCGGCATCATAAGCTAGTCTTTCTTTGTTTGCTCGAAGGTCTCCTTCTAAAGGGGACAAAGAATTTTCTAAAATTTGTAATGTTGAAGGGAAATCCGTGATATCTGAGGCTACTGTTTTTCCAAACCCCTCCATTAACTTATCAACTTGATCTGTTCTGTAAGTACTAATTTGCTTTGACTCAAACTGTCTTACCCTATTAGAAGCCCTAGACAATAACCCAGGTATGTTCTTCTCTAAGATTTCAAAAGTATAAGGGTTGGCAACATTTTCCGTTAAGGTAGAAAAAGATTGAGTATACTGTGTTTTAACTGTGTCAACCAAGGAGTTCTCTCCGACCATAGACAAAGTCTGTCCGTCTGAGTTGGAAGAAACAGAAGCTTGGTCTTGTGATCTAAGGTTTATCTCCTCCACTCTTTCTGACATCTGAGCGTATATCTTTGCTGCCTCTGCAACCCCGTCTTTCTTAGACTTGTCTTTTATCTGTTCTGCCTGTTCTTTTAGAACTAACCCTACCCCAGAGACAGCCCTACCTACAGATGCGGCTGAAGCCATAGATTGTGCTTGAGGGATTGGAGCAATCCCTGGAAGGTTTCGAGTTTTGAAAGTTGGTATTCTTGGCATATTAATCCTTTTTCAACCCCATCCCACCAGCAGTTAATGAGCTAGAAATAAGGGCTGATTTCCCTTCTGCGCGTTTAGAGGCAGCACTAAACCTATGGCTCTCTGCTCTTGACTGACCACCATGGATAATACTTAAGGCATCTAACTCAATATCTTCTGCCGTTTCCGTTAGTACCTCTTCTGGAGTACCTTCTATAGTGACGCCCCCTTTCATAAAGGAAGCCATCTGCTTCCCTTTAAGCTTCTCCCCCTCCGCTCTGGCTCGCCTTGCATCCTCTTCTGCTTGCATCTGCTCCATTTTCGCTTGGCGTTCAAGGGCAGCAGCTTGGCTTTTAGCAGCATTGTTAGCCGCTACTCCTCCTGCCAAAGAACCCATCACCATCAAAGCTGTTCCTGGATCACTCATGATTACTCCATATTAGTTTTAACTTTAGGCATTAAAGACAACACCGTAAATGGTAAAGGTTGACTTTGCTCCAAATAAATCTGCCCTTCTGTCTCGTGTCCGCCTCTAAAAGGAACAGTGATGTCCCCTGTAAAAAGACCTACAGAAGAGTCCATACTGTCTGCTGAGGATCTAAAAGAGAAAACATCAGTATTCCCTTCTTGACTACCAATTGCTCCCCCTAAAGACCTTAAAAAACGAACAGTAACCCTGCTAATCCTTTTAATCTTTCCTTGTGCTGTATTCCCTGAAGGAGCAGCGAACTCTAAGTTCATAGTCTTTAGTTTAGAAGTGAAAGACAACCCCGCATGAACCTTACTATAAGACCCGTTAAGTGCGATTACCCCACCTGTTACAACCTTGTCTTCGTGTACTGTCCCATCAACCAAAACAGAGACTGTCTCTCCCTCCAAGTGGTCTAACCCAGAGACTGAAGATACAGGAGAACCCTCGTAGGACAAACCACTATCTGTGTAGAAAGAGTCTTCAATCGCACTTGTAGGGGACAACCCTGACCTAAGTACCTCTATGTATCTTTTTGTAGAGCCATCAATGGTTCTCTTTACAGATATCCAAACCTCTTCAAAAGGTATTCCTTCAGAGGACGGTATGGAGGTAATGGACTCTATGGAGGTGTCTGTGCCTGTAAACGGGTGTTTAGCCCAAGCTAGGACTTCTTGTTCCCTTAAATAAGAAAGAGAAACTAAAGACCCGTCTTCAAGTACTGCCCAGATAATCTCATTAGGAACAGACTGTCGAGTCATATCTTTAATCCCAGACTCTGTTATATGGTCAGCCAGTAAAGTCAAATCTGTAGATACATACGAGTCTGATTCAAAAGCATAGATGAACTGTCTCAGCTTTCTGGACGCTCGTTGAACATACAGCACCGTGTCAGACAACCGTATAGAGGGTAGGAAAGCACTCCCATAGTTCGACTGCCTAACAATCTTAACATTGGTGGGGGTAAGAGCTTCATCCAAGCTTGAAGCAGAAGCAATAAACTCCCCTCCTGCTGTACCTATTACAAGAACTTTCCCAGGGTTCAACCAACGAATAGCATTCACTTGATCCGTTGCAATTGTATACTCAAGGGCGTCATCGTCTGCAGAGCCTTGAGTCATATTGGTATAGTCTCCAGACTTGGAAGCCCAAAGAGTTTGAGGCTCATTTGGGGTGGCGGCAAACCATAACCGTTGCTCATAGAAAGTAACTACTTGAGGGTAATTGCCGCTCGTCCACTCTGAAGGCTCAGACCCTGCAGGAGACCAAGCCAAGTTTGATAAAGTCCAGCTGGTATGGGAAGACCTTGTTAAAGAGGAAGGGTGGTGGTCTTTATGTGTTATATACAGTGTGTCTGCTGATTGGGTAAACTGCAAATCATCTAATTGAGCAGAAGTATAGGTGGTGGAAATTTCTACAGGAGAACCCCCACTTACCACCACCCCTAAGTCTTTATACACCCGTATATAGTTGTTCCCAAACTCCAAGACATACGCTTGGGAGACTGAGAATTCAAAATTAACCAACCGTACTGCACTTGAGTTGGTTTTCACCTCGTTGATAAAACGAGTTCCTCCCCTACGCTCGACCCCTCCCTGTGGGAACAGAACAAAGTTCTCTAATTTCTCACAAGCATTAAAATACTTTTCAAGATCAACCCTCCCATTCATCTTGGGAGACCACTCCCCACTCGTGAAATTAGATAAAATGGGTTGTTGTACAGGCACTAGTATCTAGCCTCCAACCAAGAAGTTGCTTCAATATTTTCGGGAGTTCCATCCATTGCATCCATAGATCTAGCTTCTATGAGCTTGTCTTGGTACAAAGTAAACATTTGATCTGATAGGGTTCTGTCATCAAACAAGAAGATAGCAATCTCTGAAGCAAGCCTAGCAGACAAGACCTCTCTAAACAAAGGGCTGTACTCATTAGCATCTGTTACGTCTGACACGTATCTAAGTTTTACAGAGGGTTCATTGGAAAGCACCCTCTTCCCCTCTACCCGATAGGCTATGTCTGTCCCTTCTGGGTAAAACTGAAGAGCCTTCAAGAAGTCTGAAGGTAACTGGTGTTGGTAAGAAAACCCAAAGGCAGGGGCTGTCGTAAGAGCAGAAAGCTCTACTCTTTTTATTGCAAAGTTCCAAGGATGCGCACCTAGAATTGCTTGTCTGAGGTCGACATAAACTAGGTTACAAACTCTACCTGATCGAGAGTCCTCTGTCAAGGACAGAATAGGGGACTCACCAATCTTTGATAAAGCTACATTACAAATTTGGACAGCACTTGCCATTTAATTCTCCAAGCGGGAAAGGTTAAGAACAAAGGAGGACAAACCTTAACCTTTCCCTATAGTGATTAATCAACTACATAAGTAATAGCGCACTTGATAGTGCCAGTAGCAGCTGCGCCACCCGTAGTAATCAGCACATCTGTCTCACTTGTGTTCTGATAACCGAAACCACCAATTACCCCATCGTCAGCAAGAGTCACTTGACCAGCAGTTGCAGCAGCAGTTGAGGTGATATATCGATCCCCGTCAGATGCATCGCCAACCTGAAGAGTGACACCAGTCCCTAGAGCATCGTGCATGATAGTTACACCATAAACTACTGCGCCTTTAGGCAAACGAGCCACAGTTATGTCACTTCCTGAAGCCAGAGCAGTGGCTTCATAAACATCATACCACACTCTCATACGACCGTGCACTTCAGAGGAATCTGCATTCACCTGAGGGGTAGCGGTAATGTTACTCATATTTACACTTTTAACACTTGACATAATAATTCTCCTTATTCAGCGCAAGCTATTTCGACGACCTTTTCCTCTTCCATTCGCGTAGCGCCAATGGTTTGAGAGTAAAAGACCTGGGTTGAGTAGTTCTTGGTAGGCATCTCAGAAATCTTAGATGTTGCATCCTTACCTGTCGCTAAAAGAATACCATCTTGAACCCAGCAGATAACCTGACGATCACCGTTTGAGTCAGTACCAAGACGCTCAGTACGGACAAAGTTAAACCCTAAGAAAGAGTTAATCTGTCCTTGTGCAAGGGCTTTTACAGTATTATAGTCTGAATCTTTAATCTCAGTGGTGTTGAGAAGATCAGTAACCTGTTTAGCTGTAACAGCGATATTGCGTTGCATATCTGGGTCTGCTTCATTGCTGTCAAGAATCTCTTTAGCAGAGAGTAATTTAGCTAGGGTCAAACCAGCAGTAGCAACGGCAATCTTCTGTCCTGAAGGTAAAGCAGTACTAGTAGAACCACTCTCTCCTGTAGAAGCTGAACCAGTTGCAGCAGTGATAATAGCATCATCTTTAGCTCGTCCCATTGCAAAAGCAGCAGAAGCAGCATAAGAAGAAGTAGGGTCGATCAACATACGAACCTTATCTTCGTTGTCAATAAGATCAGCCCAATCATAGTCCACCAAAGAAACGCGTCTGCGTGAATGGGGTGTATCCATGCGTGGGGTGTCTGAATGACGAGAAGTACGCACACGCGCAGCAACCGTTCCAATTTGTTCAAAGAAGGCATTCTTACCTGTTACGCTTTCGTTGCGGACAAGTCCACTCAAGCGAGACCCTTTCTGCTGACTTAGCAGTTGGATATTGGCAGAATACTGTTCGACAAAAGCCGTAGTAATTTGTACACTCATTGTTGTAGCTCCAATATAATAAAATTAAAAGTTAAATCTTGTTTTGAGTTACCCATTACTGGACTCGGTATGTAATCTAGAAAATAAACCCTGTACCTGTTTCACCACTGTTGAGTG